ATCTGTAGGATCGCCACGCATACATTTCTTAAATAAAATGTATTCTGGATCAGGTATTACTTTAGGCTCTTTAGTTTTCTTATCTATGACACGCTCGCCTTTTTTATCAAAGATACCTTCAATGGTGTGTAGCTCATCTGAAATACCATTGTACTGTTTTACATTTTCTGCTAACAGTTGATAAAAGTCTGTGTCGCTAGATACGATAATGTGTTGGTCGTCTGGATGACTTTGTATCCAACCTGCTATTAAATCATCTGCTTCTAGTTCTGGATGTTGTAAAGTAGTGCAGTTTGTTTTGTCCATGATAAATGTATTCATATCATCAAACGCAGTCCAAAATGCTTCATCTTCTCGTGCTTCACTTTCGGTTAATGCTTGTCTAGCAACTTGTCTATTTTTCTTATAAGGCTCATAATAATCTTTACGCCATGAGCGACCTTCTAAACAAAATATAACATGGTCTGCTTTCTGATCACGGAATGCTTTATTGATACTTGCTAAGGTAACGTGTATAGCAAAGCCTACACGTTCTTCTGTATCTGAAGCTCTGTGTGCAGAATGTCTTGCTCTAAAAAATGTATTTGCTGTGTCTATTAATAGATATTTCATTCTATTATTATACTACTAAACAATTTTGTTGTCAATGATGAAGCGAAGTAATTTCTTTTGCCATGCCTTGTGTGCGTCTGGACCAAAATGATAACTGTTAGGATTAACTTTTAAGTAACCTTGATTGGTTAACCATTTATCATATGTTTCATTATAGTCATAAGGGCTAATATAACTTAGCCCCCAATCTTTGCGATCTCGTATATCACTAAAGTGGCTATTACAATTAAAGAATATGTGTTTAATATTTTTTTGATTTAAGTATTCGTGAAAGTTCCAGATATCTCGATGTGCATCATTGGTGCACTTTTCCCAATTAACATTAGCAATAAACTCTTTATATTTTTGCTGATGACTTTCTGGAACATCATCTATACCACTGGCATTAACTTGATAGTACGTTCCATCAATTAACCATTCTTGTCTTTCCCAGGTTGACCAACCTATTACTATAAACAGTTCTTCACGGAATTGATATTGATCAATATACTCTTTTGTTGTTCTTATAATGCGTTGATTACTACTAGCACTTTCTGATATGTTGGTATAACGTGCTTTTAATGGTCGGCGTAATAAGTACCCCCAACTAACTAGTTCATTGTCTGGGTGTGGTGCTCTGCCTTGATAAAAATAACGTGGGTCATCTTCAGCAAACGCATAACTGTTTACTGCTTCTGCACCAGCGGCATGACTATCACCATTAATTAATAGTTGCATTAGTACTTTTGTTTTTCAGGAATAACACCTCTTACACCACCTCTAGGATCTGCACAATCGCCGTCTGTGCGTGGTATAAGATGAATATGAGGATACATAACAGTCTGCCCTGCTGAAACGCCTACGTTTTGTCCTATGTTAAATCCTGTGCAATAACCTTTTTTAAAGAGATCTAATCCCCAATCATAGGCTTCTTCATAGCAGGCTTTGCGATGAAACTCATCATCTACTTTTGGTACAAACAATAAGTGTCCTTTGGTCACTGGATACTTGTCCTCAAACACTAAGAATAGTTCATGATCCATGATAGGATCTTTCCAGGGTGTGTCTTCTAGTTTCATATCTTTTTATTAATCCATCTAATAATTGCATACACGACGAGGCCAAGTATAATATACATGATCCCATCAAACCAGGAAATGTCGTTTAATAAATCTGCTGTAATAAATGATAAGTCCATTACTTAACCTCCGTATATCCGCCACCTAGGTTGCGTCTGTTATCTGGATCTGCGTTAAACTGTTCATAGGTTTCCATAGCAACATTACGACAAATAGTTTGAAACCAACGATCTACTATTTCATTATCTGTGTCATCGGGCTGTTGTTGATAACCTGCTTTAATCAAACGTGCTACAAATATATCGTTGAACTCTAATTCAAAACTACCGTTACTAATGTCTTCTGGACTTACATCCATACCTAAAACATTAACGTATGGCTCTCCTGCTTCTGTAGCAATTTCCATAGGTGTTTTCTTTTTAGTTTTCTTTACCGGTTCTTGTTTCTTTTGAAAAACCTTTTTAATTTTATCTAACATTAGAATTCTCCGTGGTGCAATTTTTCATCAATGTGTAGTTCCATATATGCTTCATCTAATAATTCAATATCTTTTAATAATATCCAATCATTCCAAAATTCTTTTAACCATTCTAACATTGTACTACCTCTTAATTAATTTTACAACAATACTGGATATATCTGCCCACCAATATTTTTTTGCTAGTGTCCAACTACCAGGAGTGTCATGATGATTACCATGAAAACCCATACCAGGTGCTAGTACTTCAATCCAATACCAATTTCTAGCATGATCGTAACCATTATATTTTCCTTGATGTGTATAATAGTTAGCCAGTCCTAAACAATAAGGTGATATTAAACTAGGTAATGCAAACCAAATTAGCATTGTTTTAAGGCCAAACACTAGTGTTAAAATAATAGTCATGGCCCATATTAAATGTGGCTGGTGCTCTTCAAACCATAACATTGTACTATCATTATAAAATTCATAAGAATTTTTTAGTCTTGGTAAACGTATAAACAAGTATTTACATATTCCAGTTTTTGGAACCCAGGGGCTGTGTGGATCACCGGGCTTATCTGAATTTGAGTGATGTATTCTATGTACATCTATCCAATTTAATACCGGTGGATGACTAAGTAAGGTACCAATGAATACTAAAATGTTTCTTATAACTTTTGAAGTTTTAAAACTTTTGTGTGCTAGTAATTTATGATAACCAACTTCTAATCCTAGCAAATATAGTACCCAGTGTACAGCAATAAGAATAACAGCATCAAACCAACTTAGTTGACCATCAATGAGTAAATTAACAAACACCGCAACGATTGCAAGTCGCCATAGTTGCATAAATGCTGTTCGTATGTCACCTTTTTCTATGTACCCCAAGCGTTTCTCCATATATCAACTTGTAGTCGTGGACTATATCTATACCCACGTTTCATTGCAAGTTCTGCTACCTGTGCTGTATTTAAGTGATAATCTTCTGGTAGTCCACCGATAGGCATTAAGTATACAGGACCGTTAAATCCTACTGCTCTGTATTCAGCAACAGCACGATCAACATCTAACACATCTTCTTCTGTTGCTACAACAAACTTAAGATATGTAAAGCCTAAACGATCATATTGTTTAACTACTTCAGGTTTAATTGCTTCTTCCCATTTCTCACCAGAATCTGGAAGTTTAGCACTAACACTAAATGTTAACTTTTGATATCCACGTTCTTCGTGCCAAGTGTTTTTAATCCAATTAACAAAGTCTTCGCTTAACTCTTGTGTACCATTAGTTTCAAATGTAATGTTTTGTAGCCCATTATCCATACAACTATCAATTAATTCTGGATAAGCACGTTGCCAACCTAGTAATGGTTCGCCGCCTGTGATAACTAAATGCACATCATTATAGTGATCCTGTGTCCAGGTGTTATCAGGTATAATATCCTCCATGCGTTCACGCACTGCCTCGGTAGTTAATACTGGACTTAAATGTTTAAACTTAGGATGCCATGACGCATAACTATCACAGCCTGTTTTTGCTAATGGTAGTTCTTCATACGTTTTAAATTCTGCTATGGCTTCTGCTATTTCTTCAGGTTCAGTTGTTGCTTGACCTCTAGGCAAACCAAATCCTCTACACTGAAAGTTACAGCCAAATGTTCTTAAGAATACACTAGGAACGCCAGCCCACTTGCCTTCCCCTTGCAAACTATAAAATATTTCTGCTACTTTTAGCTTTTCCATTATTTGTTCCTATCACGATCATAGTATTCTTTGGTGTGTTCAACCCCGTCATCCTCGGTAGGAACAACTGGTTCATTATCTTTGTTTTCTTTATCATTGTCAATCATAGTTTCCTCGCTTTAACTAATAAATGCCAACCTAAATATTCTTTTACTGCATCACGCATAAGTTCTGGCATAGCCTCAAACCAGGGTTCTAATTCAAACTCACCTTTCTTATACTTGTCTACATTATACATGAAACAGTGTGCTTGACGCAACCTTTCTACTTTAAATTTTTTACCAAGTAGTTCGTGTATTTCATCATTGGTAAATGCTTCTGCATAAGGGCAACCACTTTGTGCTTCAAATTGGTCAAGTCCTTTTTTGATCATAGCATACTTCCAACTGTTCTTAGCATATACCATAAACTTAAACTCACCACCAGTATTTAGAATACTGTGAACATTGTCTATAATTTTTTCTATGTTTGGAAAGTGATGTATAACACCATAACTATAAACTAGATCAAACTTGCCTAATTTTTTAAGTGCTGACAGGTCTGTCATATCTACATTATGAAACTCACCTTCTAGTTCAAATACTTCAAAACGTTTTTTAGCCAAAGCCAATGATTCGTTACTTAGATCAATACCTACATAGTGAGCACCGTGTTGTGCAAACTGTTGAGCATCTGTACCAATACCACAACCAATTTCTAATACACGCTTACCACGCCATAAATGAAATTGTGGAAAGTCTAGGTTGTGTGGTTCTGCTTTATATCGTTTAGCAGTTACTTCTTCAAAGAACTCCCGTGTACCAACAGGACTAGTGCCGTGTTTAACATTACAAGGTTGTCTGTTCCAATAGTCTTTTATTTCTTGTTCTACACTCATTTCTTATCCTTGATGTATTGACCTTTTTCGTTTAGGTTAAATCGAGAAGTGTGTCCTTCAGGGTCGTTTTCTTCAAGTTTATCCCACATAGGTCCTTCATTAGTTACAGCCAGACGAAAGTGATCGTTGCTATCACCAATTTTACGCAGGTACCACATAATTTTACAGCATTCTGCATAACGTAGTGCTGTGGTTTGTTTACTATTTAGGTCTAAAGGATTGTTACCGTCACCTTCTAACTGTGGCCTGTCGTTATAAGTTGCGTCATTGTTGTTGCCAGTTAGATCAAAACGATCGTGTGTACAATGTACATCAAGGTTTACCATTATATCACACATATAAGCAATCTGACTTATTTGTGCATCACTCATTTGATGGCTACTTAGATGTCCTAACAAGTGGTGCCAATCTTTTGGTACAATAGGAAATATAGCATAAGGATGTTTTTGATTTTCCTGCATACGCAGTACACGAAACTTACCTGTGTGTTCTATAATCTTTTCATCCCACCCTTTGGTTTCCATTATAGCATCATCATTCCAAAACATTAACCAATCAGCACTGGCTTCTCTACCAAGATAGTTAACGTATTCGTGTAAGTTTATATATCCCCAACGTGGAAC